TGCGGTGGCGAGCTGGTAGGCTACTTGGACGGGTGTGCCTGCTGCTTTTTGGGCGGCGAGGTAGGATTTCCAGTTATCGACCGAATCATACGAATTGTCTACAAAGCCCAAAGACGTGCCGCCGTAATCATAGGCGTATACGCATTGGCTTGTGCGATTGCTGTACGATGCGCTTTTGTAACGGTCGCAAATCACGGTTGGTTCATTATCAACAAATCTACCATTTGGCAATCCTCGGTCGAATAAAAAATAATTGGTGCCAGACGCTGTATTCAACCGCCAATTTTCCGTCCCATCCAGCTCCACAAAGCCCGTCTGGTACTCCGTCAAGCACACGTCCAGACCGTTTGTGCCGTCGTAGGCGGTGCTTTGATAGTAGACGGTGAGGGGATGCTCAGAAAGATAAGATTCAATTGCGTCCACAGTCCCAGCATTTAACTTACTTTTTGCTATGCGAATATATATAGTCTTAGCAGTAGAATCCCCACGGATTCCCTCGGAATCAGTAGCACCTATATTAATGACATTCGAGAAATAGGAGCTACCAACACCGTTATACGCAATATCGGCCACGCTAAAAAAGAATGCATATGTGTTTGTTAAGGCCGTCCCAACGCTCCAATTTTCGCTTCCATCCAGCACAATCCTCTTGTCGTAGATGCTCTTAAAACATGTCTGCAGCTCGTCTTTCACTTGGTTAACACGACGTAGCGGCCTGACCAGTTTCGGCTGATACAGCTGATTTTTCACTGTAAACTGAGAGACACCAGTGAGTTCTACAGGATTTTCAAGAGTACCGCCTCCCTGTGGAGTGTCTCCATATGTTACATAATTCCCTGAGGGAATTATGAGAGGAAACCTAAACTTTGGTGCCCAGTTTGCAACTGATACATAGGAACCATTTTGTGTATAAAACATTGGGTCAGGACAGAACAAATTGATAAGGAATTTACACATGACTTCATTGTTTTCAGGCATTTCACTGCCATACTTTATAGAGGTTTCTGGTATACCCTCAATTCGATATTCATTGTACTGTAAATCTATTCTTTGAAGTGGATTTACAAAAGAGTTGAGGAATTTTTTTCTCCTCTTCATGTCTTCAATAGTGTCAGCAACAACCCAACCCAGAATTGAAATTGTTCGTGATTCAAGGGTTGTCCCTGTTACATACACACCGACTTGATTGATAAATTTGTAGGACTTGTTGGAGCTTTCTATTGCTCCCCAATCAACGTTTTCGAGCACATAGTCTCTTGTTGCCATGTTAATTGGCAAAGAGGTGCCAAGGCTCTTGTTCACCAATACAATACTTTCAACCATATGGCACCTCCTATATACCCTCTGCCAATTCTTGTTTAACCTTTTTGAATTCTCTGGCCGCTGTTACAGCATCAATGCTTTCAGGGCTGTAGAAATTGAAAATGTCGCCGCCTGAACTCGACCTTTTACCCTCTTTGTTTTCTTGCTTTGTAAGGACTGCTTCACCCTCATGAAGAATTGCCGGATATCCGTCGTATGGCACATAATCAAGGCCAGAAGCATGAGAGAAGCTGCCTCCACCCGCTCTTGGGTTTCCAGTGCTGACTTTTGCACTTTCACTTTGCCAGAAAGCAACTTTTTCTTTTATCCAATCAATAGCATCGTTAACCCAGCCAACAATACTGTCCCAAATTGACCGCAAACCATCCCAGAGGGATGTGAATATTTTTGAACCAGCGTCAAAGAACGCATCTTTCAGGTCCAATAGAGTTCCAATCGGGTCTTCACAGGCTTTGCTCCACCATTCTTTGATAGCGTTCCAACGGTCTGTAAAAGCGTTTTTAATGTTTTCAAATGCTTGTTTACCAGCCTCGAAGAGACGAACGCCAACTCTTATAAGGGTATCAACAAGAATGTTGAGAGCATTTGCCATCAAATCCTTTATTGCTCCCCAAACAATACTGAAGATGTTCATTACATTATCCCAAACGGCTTCCCAGTCGCCTGAAAAAATGTTTTTAAAGAGGTCAAATAGCTCTAAGAGGAGGTCAAGAACAGCATTAAATATTATTGCTATTTGGTTTACTGCAGCATTGAATATGTCTTGAACACCCATCCAGTTGCTTTCCCACATTTGAGAGAAAAGCTCAACAAACCACTGGAGGATACCAACAATTGCTGTAAATGTTTCTTGTAAGCGAGCCCACAGCTCCGCTGCTTTCTCCTGCATTCCACCGAGGTTATTATCCCACGCCACCTTTAAAAGTATTACAGCAGCTACAACAGCAGCTATTGGGATGAGTATACTACTCAAGGAAGCTCCGGCAGCTACAAAAAATCCTTTTACTGCCAAAAGAGTTGTTTTCAAGGTAGAAAAGACATGAAGTAGCGTGCCTATGCCTTTTGTTATTTTTCCTCCAATAAGAAGTACAGGTCCAAGAGCAGCCAAGAACATTGCAACACCTGTAATGAGTTTCAATGTTCCCTCATCTAATTGGCTGAGCTTATTTACAAAACCTGTAATGCTCTGTACAACAGAAGTGACTGTGGGTGCAAGAACTTGCTGAAGTTTGATTGCTAGGGTTTCGATGGAACCCATCATTTCTTCGATGGCACCACTTGTATTATCCAGCATCACATCAGCCATATCACCAGCGGCTCCGCTACAATTTACGAAACCGTCTGTCATGGCTTGCAGTTCTTCTGGACCACGCTGCATAAGAGCCAGCATACCAGACAAAGACTCTTGACCAAACAGAGTGACAAGAGCATTGTTCCGTTGTTCTTGAGTTAAACCCTCAAACCCGGTTTCAAGCTGCTCCACAATTCCGGTGAGTGGAAGCATATTTCCCTCGGCATCATAGAATGACAGTCCGAGTTCATTCATCTTGTCAGTCATTGCATCTGTGGGTTTTGCCAATCGAGACAGTGCACCACGGAGTGATGTACCTGCTTGACTGCCTTTGATACCAGCATCGGACATAATACCAACTGCTGCAGCAGTCATTTCTAGCGATTGCCCCATTGCATTTGCGACAGGGGCAATATATTTCATTGCCTCACCCATGTCTTCCGTCTGTGCATTTGTGCGCGCAGCAGCTTCTGCAAAAACGTCAGCAACATGAGCCGTATCTTTTGCTTCAAGGCCAAAGCCCCTGACTGCTGAAGCAGCAATCTCTGAGGCAACTGCCAAGTCAGCACCAGAAGAAGCAGCCAAGTCAAGTAGACCAGGCATTGCGGACATGATTTCTTTTGTATTAAAGCCCGCACTGGCAAGATTTTCCATACCCAAGGCAGCTTCTGTTGCGGAGAATGATGTTTTAGCACCGAGGTCTATGGCTTGGTCAGTGAGGGCTTTGAGGTCTTCTTCTGTAGCACCTGCGATACCTTGGACACGAGACATTTGTGCTTCAAATTTGTTACCAACTGCCATAATAGCAGTACCAGCACCAACAAGAGGCAGCGTCATATTTTTCGTCAAGGACGAACCAACGCTTGTCATTGAATTTCCAAGGCCAAGAAGTTTGTCTGAGGTGGTTGCAGTTTTGTCTCTAAAGACATTTAAATCTTCAAGGGCAGATTTGAAGCCCTTTTTGAAGCCTGATGTATCAAGGTCAAGATAGCCTATTGCCTTGCCAACATCTACACTCAAGTTGCTCCACCCCCATCCTCATATTGGCTATAAAGCTCAGAAAAAGTCTTATACTCCACACGAAAATGTGGCTCTTTTTTCTGATTGAGCTGCTGCATAATGTAAGCGCAAGCCTCATTTAAGCAATACGCTGTATAAGTATCCTCAAGCCCCAAGATTTCACTTGGCATCTTGCGATACATTTTACACATCGCAACAAACCCAACAATCTCTGGGGATTTAACGAAACGATTCGAGTGCCTTGACACCCCGTTGGGTATAATTGAAGATGAACATGTATTGGTCATCACTCAGTTCCATACCCGCTTCTTTGATTTGTTGATACGTCGGCTCAACAAGGCAAGCCTCAGCTACACGGTCCAGGATGTCAAAAAGATTGGTCATCGCTTTGTCATCGGCTTCCGTATCCGGCATACCCTCGGCAAAAAGCTGACTTGCCGTTTTTATAAGACTGTTCGGGATTTTACCGCTTTTGATAAGAGCCAGCATGCTCGGACGTTTAATCCGAGCAACAAACGGCTGGCCCTCAGCAAAAGCAGGCAGCTCAACGAGCTGACCTTTAGAGTATGTTTCAAGATCAGCAAAATTTGTGATTTGCAGTGCTTCTGCCATTTTTATCCTCCTCAGGAGACGCTGGGCAGCGTCTTTACATAGTTGATTTTGTAGGGCGGCTCATCTGTATTGGGCATGGAGTTAATTGTGTATTCCGGAGCACGGAACACATCATCTTCACTGCTCAATGCAATCGGGGTGCCCTGGCAGTTCGGATATTCAATTTTTTCATATTGAACAATCAGACCTGCAGCGTTATACTGCGCAGAGTAGGCACACAAAGTGCCCGCAGGGATTTGCTCAGTGCTTCCTGCTACAGGCGGTGTATAAGAAGAAATTCCGAACTCAGTGGGCTCAGTACCCTCTGTGGTTTTTTCAGCACTGGTCCACCATTTGATGACACCACCTTGAAGAGCTTTCACCAGTTCCGGCGTGAATACGTTGTCCGTCAGAACAATGGTGTTACCAGTGATTGTGACTTTTTGAGGCTTCTGTGCTTTGAGCACACCTTTGATAATGAGCTTGACAGCATCAGTAGTCTCTGTTTGTGGAGTCACGGCAATTTTAGATGCCGTATCCATTGCAATCTCATCTTCGCTGCCACTGGGCTTGTAGGTCACCAGAACAACGTCAATTGTGGGGATTTCAGTCCCGCGTTTGACTGCCATTTTGTTCACTCCTTTCAGTTATAAAAGACCTTTCTGTAGTTTGAGTACTGCAGAGAGACCATATAGGATTTGTTTGTATCATCAAGAAAAGACGGGGTGTGATACCCTGTTGGCTTGATGAGAGGGAACATCTTCTTGAGAGAACTTTCTACTGCTGCAACAAATGGCTCAAGGCTTGAGAATGCGTTTGCTGGAACATAGCACATGACATCGTAAAGGTAAGTGTCTGTGGAGTAGGTATTGTATCGGCTGGAGCCAGCATCTTTTAAGACAACGTATTTCGAGAGACATTCCCCAATGTGCTGACCCGGAGAAAATACATCAAACCCGTCGTCTTTAAGATGGTCAAAAATCAATTGCCATACGCTTTTTTCAGCCATCAGTTCACCCCCAAGCTACTTGATTTTGCTCATTAGGTTTTCGAAATCCTTTAGAATGTATGGACTTGCAAGGTCAATGAGTGGACCGACAATTGCGAATCGCTTTTCATTTGCAAGTTCTAGCCAGATACCATAATCAACCCCATGAGCCAATACAATACGCCAACCAGTGGTGGTCCGGTATGTATAACCCTGTAGTCGCTGACGTGCAGCACCTGTTCTGTCTGTCCACTTTGCTTGTTCCTTTGCGTCTCCCTCAAGATTCTTTGCAGCTGTTTCACAAAGCATGCCAACAGCAATATCGAGTTTCGATTCAGTCTCCGTGATGCCGTTCAGCATATCGCTTATGTCAAAATTTAGTCCCATTGTCTTGTACCAGCTCAAGAGTGATGTCAGCAGCAACATCCATCTTTTGCACATTTACTGCACCTTGCAGTGTATATTTGTTTGGCCCAATTGTAAGCTCATCGCCAACAGCCAATCTACTGGCTACATAGTCATCCCACAAGCACAGTATTGTTGGCTGTGGCATTGAGCGAATTTTTGAGCTCTCCTGAAGAACAACAGTTACACGTGCATATGTCTCATGATAGACTCCGCGAATTACTGCAACAGTGGTTTCTTCTTCAGTGGGCTCATTGTAGGCATTGGTGCCTTTTCGTTTGAACTCATAAAGTTTTCCACTGGTTCTCAGTAGTCTGCGGAGTTTATTGATTTCAAATGCTTTTTGAGACATATCAGTATTCCCCTTTCAGGATACCACTGTTGCTGGGGCGATACCTTGAGGCAAGTCGCCTGAAGTACTTGCTAGTGTCAGCAGTGTTAAGGCCACTCACACTCAAGGTTGTGTCCTCAGCCTTTATGCAGAGGCACACATATGCCGCATTTTCAATATCGCCCTCAGCTTTCTCGAGGTAATAGCTGAGCTGTGCATCGGTGAAAAATGGTATGTCGTCTTCACGACAAATCACCTTCAACTCTTCCAAGGCAGTCATGCTCAGCCCTCCTCTTCAGCCTCCCGAATAGCAGTACGAATATCCCGTTTGCTACGGAGACCCTCGATATTTACACCACGCATCTCAGCCAACTGTTTCAGTTCGCCAAGGTCAAGGGCGCTCAAGGGCTTTTCCGTGATGTCGTCTTCCTCCTCAGATTCCTCATCCTCGGATTCATCCTCATCTTCTTGGTCAGATTCGTCCTGTGTGTCCTCTTCTTGGTCGGGGTCAGGTAAGTGCATCAAGGCGCCGTTATCGCGTTTTCTGGGCATAAAACCCTCGTCCTCGCAGATTTCCCAACCCTGACCCTCGAAGATTGCTTTAAAGCAGCCCCACGAAACCCTGTTTGTGAGTTCGCCTTTTCTGATAACAATCATGCGAGTTCCTCCTTTACTCAGGAACCAGAAACGTCGGCAATGACGATTTGGTCCGCAGCCTCAAAGCTGGGCAGGCAAATCATGGATACCTTGGTCTGCACATTGACGGGGTCATACGTGCCGTGAGTAGCAACCGCAACACCCACATCAGTGATTGCCACTTCAATGTTGTTGCCAATCTGGCCAGCCATCAGGTCAGACTCTTCCGGAGGGGTGCCGAACCATGTGCTGCCGAGGTCACCCTCAGGAATCAGAACAAAAGTGTTTGCAGGAACGAACGGGGAAGTGGCCCCAGCCTCGTTGACGTATTTCTTGGTGTTGACTTCAACCGTCAGCCCCAGAGTCTCCATCAGATAGCGGCGAACCATGTTTTCGGTCAGAGCAGCTTGGCCGTTGGACAGCACGAAATTGCTCTTGATGATGGCGTCATTCTTCAGGAAGCAGTTGAACGTAGCACGGTCGCAGATGGCACGGGTCGGCCGTACACCATACTCGTCTTCGATGAGGTCTTGCCATTGTTTGATGTCACCGATAATATCGGTCGTTGTAGTCGTCCAGGCAGCAGAGGCATCAACCTTGTGATTGGACGGCACACCGTAATCATAATTGTACTCCTGGCCGTTCGCACTGATGGCAATCGTACCAGTTGTCAGCAACTGCATGCGCATGCGCTCACGCTGAGCACGAGCACCCTCCAGCAGTCGAACTTCGTCATCGAAAACGTTGTTCATGACGGATTCAACATAGGCCGGATTGTTGGTCTCGAGAACCATGTTAAGCTCTTGACGCATCTCCTCGTCAATGTAGGTGCTCTCCTTGAAGAACGGCATATTGGCCGAAACCGTGCTGAAGCCGATGCGGTCACGCACTTTTGCTTTGGCATCGTAGGAGCTGGGAGCCAGCACCACGGGCAAGCCCTTGGACCCCTTAATCCATTTCAGGTTCAGGCCACGCTTTTTCTTGCTGGGGAACAACGATTCACCCAAATACGGGGCACGCTGATTGGCCAACGTAGTCCAGTATGCAACCAGTTCACTGGCTTTGACAAGGTCAAAAATCGACATATCTTTTTCCTCCTCTTATGATTATTTCACAAACGTGATGCGGGGCAGAGCGGCCTTGACTTCAGCCGTGATGAGAGCCGCTGTCGCGCTGTCCAGCTTGTTAAGGTCTACCAGACCAGAGACCAGCACCGTGGCGTTCTGCTTGCCATTGGTTACATCAACCGTGTGCAGAAGCAGACCGACAGCGTTGGAAGCAGCAGGCTCGCCAGAGGTAGCAGCTTTCTTAAAAGCGGTATTTCGAGCGGTCAGGTCACCCGACAACGGAGTACCTGCCATCAGCATCTTCTTGCCATCACTGCCAGCAGATACACCCGTATTGTCAACAACACAGGGTACTGCAACAGCAGTTTCCGGAGCCCAAAGGATGCTTTTGGGAGTCGTTGCGTTCACAGTCGTAACGCCAGATTGGTTCAACATTGTGTTTCCTCCTTAAAAATTTTTGTTGAAAAACGGACTTTCCTTGGGAGCAGCTTCGAGCTTGTTTTTCGCGAGGCGTTCACCCATGCTCATTTTGTTTGCTGCACCTTTCGGTGGGTTTGTAGAGCCTCCTGTGCCTATGGTCTTTTTCTGAGTACCCTCATTGGCTTGTGCATCAGCAAAGAAAGTTGGATAGGCAGCTTTCACAATCCCAAGAGCGGCCTTGAAATCCGTCTTGTCATTGACTTTTGCGCGAGTCAAGACAATAAGGTCGTCAAGCGTGTCGGGATTTGCTTTGGCCATCAGAGCTTCGAGCTTTTGCTGCGATTCAGAAGCCTTGGCTTCCGCATCTGCCTTTTCCTTTTCAGCTTTCGCCGCACGCTCTGCAGCTTTTTGTGCTTCTGTCTTTTGTGACTCTTGCTGCTTCAGAAAGTTTTGAACTGCCTGACGTGCATCTTCCGTGTCCTCGATACCAAGCTCTTTCAAGAGAGCGCGGCGACCCTCTGCCTTTTCGCGTGCACCAATGCGATTCAGGTCTTCTTGTGTAAAGGTTTTTGTACCCTCACCCGCAGCGGGATTCCCATCCCCTGAGCCTTGACCGTCATTGTTGTTTGCGCTTTCAGCAGGATTGCCCTCTCCACCAGTGCCCCCATCAGGTACACCCAGCATGAAACACATTGGAAACAGCAGACCTTTTGTAAGTGCTCTCAGAAATTTGGATTTCAGCATTTTTGGCTCTCCTTTTCTCCGGAAATTTTTGCATCCGGTGGGCATAATTCCAGTTTGAATTTCTGTTCGCCCAACTGGTAAACCGAACCAACATAACGCGCATTGAGCGCGGAACGTGCATCATCAAGATTCTTTTGCAATGCATCCATAGCGTTTACATCACTCAAAGAGATGCCTTTCCCCATAGATGTATTGCGGCGAAAACGAGACATTTTCAGCTTGAATTGCTCAAAAAGTTTTTTCGTGGAATCATCGTCAAGCTGAACTGTATGGACATACAAGCATTTGGGACAAATCCATTGTGTCAGCACAATACGATTGAAATCAGGCATTGTTACAAGGTTTTCTTCCATATCTTTCTCAAGACAGGGACTTGTTTTCCCACAGTTTCTACATGTCGCAATTATTCTATTCATGTTATCCCATCCTTTTAAACCCTTGGCGAGTGTGAATCACACCTCGAGCTTGTTTAGGCTCTTTCTTCTTTCGTACACCCTCAGATTCTTTTCCTTGTGGAATACTGTGTATCCCTCTGGACGTATTTTCCTTACAATCAGGAAAAGGACATGTAAAACAGTCCTGATGACCACATTTATTCATTACAGACCTCCAAAGATATGCTCTATTTTATTATACTACGATTCCACATAAAAGTAAAGAGTTATTTCATGTGTCTTTGAAATATATCTACCGCATATCTATCTAATGCGGAATCTGAAGCCCCGTTCACCCAGTTGGCAAGACGGTCAACAATATCATCTGAACTTTCGGGAATTACAGCGATAAAAGTGCACATCCCATTTGGGTGGTCAAGAGGCAAATCGTCTTTTGAATACACAGTTCCGTCGCGCTCATTACAAATTTCACAAGTCCTGTGTGTATGTGCAGAGCGCCACTTGAATCCTGTGACGAATGGGTTTTTGCTACAAGTATTTACAAGAGATTGCTGATATGCATGAGAAACCAAAGTTCTGGAAAGTCTTTGAGCATTGTAGTCAATCTGTTTAGATGTACCCGGATAGACTTTTCCCCAATCAAAGGGCTTTTTTGCTGTTGGACTTACATACTTTTCTAGGTCTTTTGCAATATCATAGGTACTCTTGTTTTGAGCAATACCCTCAGCAATTATGGTGTTGATGTCATCGGAAGTCTTTTTGGACATCCCCCAAATTGCTTTAGAAAGTGACCAATCACCTTTGTAGATATCTCCATTTGCAACAGCTTCAACAATATCTCTTGGAACATGTGAAAAAGCAGATGATATATTTGGCATCCCAATCTTTTTTAGAAAAGCTCTTTGGTCAGTGACAACACCCTGTGCTGTTGTTTCTATTGCACCCCTGATGCTGGCTTCAATCTCTTTACCAATTGAATCGCTTGCTTGTGTAAGTTGCTTTGAAAGATTGTTTAAATAACTCTTTCGCAATGCGTCACTGACATTAGATTTGCCTTTCAGTGCATTTGCCTGTCTTCGAGCTTCTTTTGCTAACTTCTTGTATAAGCGCTGAATGTTTTTCTGCTGCTCAATTGTTGTGTTCAAACGAATCTCTTCGGCATTCTTTAAATCAAGGAGGCCAGTGCCACCAGTCATACCTTTCTCAACATTGCCACTCTCAAAATCAATACTCGCCATGACTGGTGGTCACCTCCTTTTCCTGCTATTAAATCCCCACAGGCGTTGGGTCGTCATCTGGATTGACTCCCTTTGTAGCTTCATCATCCTCAGTGCTGCCAAAATTTCCGGAAACTCCCGGTTGAGTTGCAGGTTGGGGTGACGTGTAACTATCTTCAAGGAGTTCCCGCTCCAGTGCAATCTGTTTTAGCTCTTCAATGGCCTCATCGTCTGTAAGACCACGCCATTTAACCATGTATGCCTTTTTGCTCATGGTTTGTGCCTGTACTTCAGCCAAATCGATGGTTTTTTCTTCTTGCTCATCTTCTGGCAGCGGATATTGATTATCAACCCGGATAGTGTACTCTATGTCAGGGATATCCTCACCGTTTGTGTATAACTTTGCAATTTCAGGATAAAGTTTCGCGCCATCGATGATGGTCTTTACCATATTTTCAAGGGCTGGGCGCCATGTAAGCATCTTTTCGTCACAGCGCACGCTCAGCCCCCAATAGATGGCTTTGAGTGTTTTTCCACTAGATACAACGCCCTTGAGAGCTTCAGGACTGACATTTGGCATATCAATCTGCTCGTACATTGTATTCTTGATTCTGTCAAGAGTCGTGGTCAATGCGCCGCTGTATTCCATCGGGGCTGTCAATACTCCAACTGTACCCTGACGACTGTCGGGTGCTTGGTCATCAGAAGCCAAATCCCAGAAAGCACCAGCCGCTGTGGAAAGACCATTCGTTGTACGAGGATTCATATCAATAGCGTATCGGACCGGATTCATGCCCTTTCGTTCAGCATCCTGGTCAGCGTTCGCGAGGCGGGAGTAGGAACTCTCGTATTCATCGAGCTGGTTCACTTCAGAGACGCCCTGGATATCTCCAGTTAGACCGTCGTTCAAGATAATGAAAGCCGGGATATAGGAGAATTCTGTTTGGAAATCCGGAGATATCGTCTCCACGACATTTCCGAGGCCATCATACAGCTCCTCGATGATATGACACTTTCCGTCCTCGGCCATGTAGTATTTCTTTTTGTAAGTGCGCTGTTGTGCTCTGTCAGCACTTTCGACTGTGTTGTAGAATGTTACAAGTTTGGTCAAAACATCAACATCGTTTGTACTTGTCTCAAACACAAACTCAAGTGCCGGAGCAAATGAGAGCTTGATGCCATCTTCGTTAAAATTGACGATAAGTGCAACACGCTTGGCAATGAAACAGTCTTTTGCAGCAGGAAGCAGTTTTGCGTTGAAATTGTTTTTCTTAATGACTGCATCAACAAAAGATTGGAGAGCTCCTTGTGCTTGTTTGAGTTCTGTCTTCTGCTGCTCAGACATTGTGGATTTGATGCTTACATCAACCCAGAAGTCAGGAGGCTTTGCAAACATGAAACGGGCTTCTTTGTCAATAAGAGTACGAATTTGTTTGTACCTCATCTGACTGGGAATGTAGTCTCCGCTACTACCCTCTGTGGTAAAATCCGCGCCGCTCTCATAGATATTATAATATTTTATGAGTTCTCCGAGTTCCCTCAGTACTGCTGACCCATACAACCCAGAAAGCTCATTGTTGTAGATGAAATATGGAATGTCTGTGAGGGAACGGATTTTTTGTACTGTAGAATCGATGCCAACTCGAATTGTGCTGAGCACACTCATGCTGCATTGCCTCCCTTTCTTGTTGCGCGTTTGATTTCTTTGATATTCGCAACGTTGTAACTATCAAGGCCATACCAGATAGCGGAAAATGTGTGCGGGTCTATATTAAACTCATCATAGATGAGATTTCCATTTGAGTCTTTTGCGTATGTCAGCGTGCTGAGTTCTCTGATTACATTTCTGCACTCTGGTGAGCAAATAATTTTTCGGAAACGTTTGACTTTTCTTGTGTTCTCAAGGCGACTGCCTGCAAATTTCTTACAAGGCCGAATTTGAAACCCCTCATTGCGGAAGTATTGAATCGCTTTTGGCTCAGCACAATCAGCAATCAATGGAACACCCTCTTTTGTGAGTACCATTTTACCATTTGAAGTAACTGACCATTCAGGTTTGTAACCGAGTTTTTCAAGGTCTTTTGCAGTCTCGGGGTCGGTCATGTGATTTTTATAGTACTCGCCATAAATGTACAAGTATTTTTTGCTATCGTCTACAGCCATACGCACAACCGCATTGTAAGAAGTCTCAAACCCAAGGTCAAACCCGTTGAAGCGATAACGTGCTGGAATGCTTTGTACAGCAGCCATAACAAATTCGTGGCTCTCTGCGACCTGGAATTGTGGCAATACCCGTATGCCGTTGAGACCAAATCTACCCAAACGAGCAATTCTGTACAGGTCAGGGTCATATGTTCTCATATCGTCAAGTGTTCTAATGTAGCTCTTTGGCATGAAGAGGTTATCATCAACAGTGCTGTGATGGTAGTAGACACCATTTTTCACGATTGTGTGCTTGGCGTAGAGCTTTTGGTCATCAAGAATAATAACTTCATTGCCCTCAGTATCAACACGCTTGAAAAAGTGTGTATATGTCCAGTTTTCAACACCAACAGGGTTTGTTGAGAGGATGAAGTGAATGCTCAATGATGGGTGGCGAGCACGACCCAGCAACTCCTTAAAGCCCTCATATTTAAGCTCACTGCATTCTTCCATCCATATGATTGAAACGTTGTTGATTGATTTCAGCTTTGCTGGTTTGTCCATACCCTTGAATATGACTTTGCTACCATTTGGAAAAGTGAGCGACATAGGGCTTGTCTTATAGACAACTTTGTGCTTGCGCTCATTTGGTTTTTCAGCAAGTAAATCAAGCTCTGTAAGAATCTCAAGAAATAGGTCAAAGCAAGATTCACGAATGGTGTCATAAACCTCACGAACAACAAGGACTTTACGAACTTCGGCAAAGCATTTTAGAATGAGCTTTAGAGCAATATGATAGCTCTTAGATGACCCATATCCGCCAACAAGGAAGTATGTACGGTAATCCCAATCAAATACAAAGTCTTCAAAACGTGGATTCACAGCTTTATCAATTACCATACATTCACCTCCTTTGTTGGTACTACCTATTTTCCAATTGCAACGGCAGAAAGTACTCCATCGTTTGAAACAGTGAGTCTGAATTGACTGCCATCAGGAGAACTCAATACAGGTGGGAACAAGTAGTCTGGGTCAATCTTAAAGTTGTAATTGATTGCACCCGAGATACTCACCATCATTTGAGAAGCACCAGGACCACCTTTGGGACCAGGAGCGCCGTCTTTACCATCCGCACCTGGCTGTCCTTGTTTGCCCTCAGGCCCTTGAGGCCCAGTCAGCGGAATGCCTGTATCTGTATATACCCCAGAAGAAACATCAAAGACTTCCCACGTTCCCTGAGCACCGGGGCGAGGAGGACTCACTGAGATATTCATCACACCTTGAGCGGCGGCTTCTGCAGCTTGTTTAGCTTTTTCAGCCTCACTAGATGCCTCAGTAGCGTGCAAAGCGGCGGTCTCAGCCTTTTTTCGCTCTTCTTCAACTGTTTCAACCCATTGTGTATACAAATCCGGTGTAGGAGGGATTGGTGAGACTCCATCTGGTACGAATCCAGATGCTCGTATAATAAGCGAAAGTGGCTCAACCGTGAAACGGCTTATCTGACTTGATTCAGAGCCAAAAACAGAGATTTCCAGAGCACCAGCAGTGATTTCAGTAGGAAGTGCTGCAGTATCATTTTGAGTAGCGACAGAATAGGTTGTGCCAGATTGAGTGAACTGTGCTGTAAGCACTACATTCTCCCAGCCATTAAGACGAATGAACTCAAATCTGACCTGATTGATTGAGTCACTTACAATGATAGGCTCAGCACCGTACCAACGGAGTGTTTGCCCATCTAGAACAATTTTGTGCATATTGCCCCTCACTTTCTATTTCTTTCGTATAAGTACAACCCAAGCCAAGATAAAGTCATTGTAACAAGTATTACACCAACTGCTTGATACAATACCCTAACAGTTCCATCAGCCATCTTCTTCATCCTTTTTGTCAGCTCTTACAATGTTGATTGTGATATTGCTATCTTCTAGTTCCCCAGCTTCAAGCAATTTCTCTTTGAGCTTCAATTGTCTCTTTTGCAGTTCAAATTCTTGTTGCATCTTCTTGATGGAAGCAATGTTGCGTGCAATTTCTGATTGCTCCCGTTTGGTGTTCCATGCGAACCCTGCCTGAAGCATGAATTGAGCACCACGTTGTCCATTCTGGTCGAACAAACGCTCTTCTGTATATTGCTGAACCTTTTGCCGAGCACGCATAATTACTTCAGAAAACTCTGGATGTACAGTTCCAGCAAGGCTCTTCCAATTGTAATTTCGCAATACATGAGTACTCATCCCAATTGCAGAAGCCAACCCGGAAAGTGTATAGGGCTTTGTCTGTACATAAATGATATGCCCATCGTCATCACGCACAACTTGTCCATACTTGTCAATGAGTGGTCCCTCACAGGAGTTCCAATACTCATCAATCAGCTCTTGCATCTGTGCAGGGTCTTCTACAATTCGTCGTTTACCCAGAATATGCTGATACGGGAAGATTGCTTTGAGAGCTTTTTCACGCATATGAGCTTTTCTACAGTTCTCGAGCATATTTCTTGTGTACCCATCGAGTTCTTTGTCAGAAATGCCAGTGAAGTCAATAAAAACTTTACGACCAACAATCTTTTTGAAAGCACTCATCACAGCCCTCCTCTCTTAAAATATACTATCTCTTCAAGAGATAGTATATTTCATAAATAGACAAATGTAAAGACCATTTTTTACCGAAAAATGATACTTTAGAGATACTTCTCTTCTAGGCATCCAAAATTCACCCCACAGACGATGTATAGCCCAGAACAGTAATTATACCCAGAGAAGCCAAAAAGTCCACACATGTCGAAAGACATCAGCACAGGACGCACGTCCGTAAAAAGGCGTGAGCCGGAAAATCTTAACGAGATGAAATATTACTATCAGTATAATTTTGATGAAATATAAACTGAAGTTATTTTCGCTCAAAATTTAACGTGATTTTTCTGAAATCGTCGTTTTTTCAGAAATTTTCTCCAATAAATTCTGAGGGGTATTTTTAAAATTCGGCGTATTTCGCAATTTTACGCCGATTTTATTTACAAGGAAAAACCTCAAAAATCGGTATTTTATTGGAGGGACTGTTACAAAAAAATCGGCGTAGATTTTTGGCATGAAATTGCGAAATTTTTACGCCGATTTTTTTCGTCCACTTTTTTATATATACGTAATTATACTATTCTATTTTTATTTATTATTTTATATATTCTATTTATAAATAATAGTATAATAAAAAAATCGGCGTAACTTTTTATTGTAAAACAGCAATTTTTTCGCGCCGATTTTTTTGTAAAATAGGTTGCAATAAAACGCCGATTTTTGAAAATTCGTTCGCAATTTTACGCCGATTTTTAAACCCTTTTTCACCGATTTTTCAGAAAAGGTTCTGAGGATTTTTAGAATCCGTTTATAGACGCGAGCACGAGAAAAAAATCGGCGTAAATTCTTACAATAAATCCCTTGCATTTACAACGCCGATTTTTATGTAAAGTCCTCTGCAATAAAATACCGATTTTTGACGATTTCATCTCCAATTTTACGCCGATTTTTGACGATTTTCTAAAAATAAAGACCTCTCCGAAGAGAGGCCTCGTTTTTCACTTTTGATTTTCGTAGTATTCAAGCTCATCAAGAATCTCTCTCATACTATCACCCGTACAATAGAAGCTGTTTTCAATGTAGAGGATGTAATGGTCATAAAGCATTTTCACCTTATATTCCTCTCCGTTTTTTGTTGTTCCTTGTCTTACAATCAGTTCCATTTTGTTACCTCCAGAATTTATTTGTAAGTGACCTTACATTTATATTGTACTCTTTTGCAACATAAATGTAAAGACTTTTTGTAAAAATTTTAAAAATTTTCCTCTTTACAATGAATTGTCTAGAGAGTATAATAGGCTCAAATAATAAAATCAAGGAGATGAAATGCGTGGAAAAACTGACAGACGCTCAGCGTGAACTTGCAGAGCAGCATTACAGATACATATACTATTTTATGCAAAAGCAGAATCTAGATGAAGACTATTTCGATATTGTTGCTATTGGATTGTGCAAAGCAGCGAGAAGCTATACAAAGGAAAAGGGCATCCCATTTATGACATATGCTTACACTGTGATGCTCAATGAAGTGAAACAAGAATGGCGCAGAAATAAAAACAAAATAAAACCCAGTTTGTATTTTGAGGACTCAGTACCAGCCACAGAGGGCGATACAGCATTTAAAGATATTCTAGGAGACCCATCTGACCGCATCTCTGAGCTTGAAACAAGAATGTTGATGAAGCAAGCATTGTCTCACATCAAAATGAACGTGATAAAAACATTGTATGCATGTATATGAATGGAAAACGCCAAGCTGATATTGCTAAATGCTGTGGATTGTCTCAAAGCTATGTGAGCAGAATCATTAAAAGCGTAAAAAATTTTTGTAAAACCTCTTTACAAACAGAGAAAGGAGTAGTACAATATAGCTATGTAAGGTACACATCGAGCCGAAAACAAAATAAGAAATAATGGAGGTATCACTATGTCAAAAGCACATGGCAGCATGTTATTATTAGACAACAGATTATATGATGTGTTTATTATAGAGCACATCAACAGAGAGCCTTTACATTTTTTAAAAGTTGTATTTGCATCTGATTTACAGACTCATGAAGAGTATGCAACAATTCCATACAGGTACTTTAAATGTGATGAATGTAGCAGTTCAATGTATAAAGAGATTTCACAGACCTATTTTGAACATGTAAAACAACTTATTATGGAGGGTGAAAAGCAATGAAAGAATTTATCAAGTGTAGTGTATGTGGAAATGAGTTTGAGGCATTGGCAGTAAATCGATACACAGCAAGAGAAATAGCTGGTCTATTTTCTTTTACATCAGCTACATTGTATGATGCTTTTGATTGCCCTAGATGTGGCTGTCAGTGCATTGTTGGCACTCGTAAAGAAGCAGCACCATGTTCTAAGGAGGATGAAGACAATGAAGTGCAATCAGAAACGTGTGATTGCAAAGCAGAACAGCAGAACCCTTGACACGCTCACAGCAATTGCCAAAGATACAGCTATACGAGAGCTGAGAAAACAAACTGCAGATATTGTGAATCGCTCTCGAAATAAAATGTATTTGGCAATGCTGCAGGCTGGGCTTTCTGTAAGAACTATAATGCGTGTACAAAAAGAACTCCTCAGCACTGTAGAACCATGGTATGCACAATTTGTAGCAAGCAAGGACAACCCAGAAGCTGGAGAGGGTGTTGCTGATTTTGCTCTACAAGATAAGCTCAAATCATATGACATTGAGTTCATACCAGTACAAGAAGAATTGTGAGGATTTACAATGCGAGAAATAACAGTACATGAGTTTAAAAAGTGCCGCGGAATTGCTCCACATGCCTATATGGCGGAGGAATTGGCCGCGGGAATGCAGAGGGTACGACAATGACTGACCATAAAGCGATTGCCATATTCACAGGCTTGAAGATGATGGTGGGGACCCAAGCAAAGGAAGCATGTGATGCTGCAATCTCCGCCCTCCAAGAGCGTGAGAAACGGAGCAAGGGATGTGAGTTCTGTGACGGCACTGAAAGAAGCATGATGTTTCGGAAAGGCGAGTGCGCAGCTATGAACGACGAAGTATATGTGTCTGGTGACGCCATCATCATTGATTATGGTTGTAAAGCCTACGATACCGTGAAAATCGGCTTCTGCCCCATGTGTGGTCGACCGCTGAAAGGAGAAGACAATGGCAAGGTTGATTGATGCGGATGCGCTGTCGAAAAAATGGCAGGATATGCTTGATATTAAAACCGGAGAAAAAGAAGAAATCGCAGTATATAAAATTTTCGAGATACTCATCAAAAGGTTGAGCCAAGAACCCACCATCGACGCTGCTCCGGTGGTGCATGGTGAGTGGATAGAACTCCATGAAGAAAACGGGCATGAGGTTGGTACTTGCTCTCATTGCCGCCATGTGAGAATTGTTGATAATTACTGCCCCAACTGCGGCGCACTTATGGACGACGACTGCGGTATTCAGGGATACCCGTTAAACGATGATAGGTGTGCGGGTTGTCCACTTGATGGGCATTGCGAATTTGTGAAGTGTTGGAAGAGGGAGGGCATGCAGAATGTTTTGGATAAACAAGACAAGAGCTGAAAAAGCAGCAATGATTATTGCAGGTTATTGCGATAAGCAATTAACTTGTGATAAGTGTAGGTTTGCAGATGAAAATGGTAATTGTACGTTGCAAACAAAAATTCCATCGGATTGGGAAATTTCGAAGGAGGGCGTACAGCATGAGTGAATTTGAACGACAGGTTTACGCAGATATGAAATCCACAGACCGTGTCTTGCTTTGAAGACCTCATATCTGAGTACGAACGGACACAAAAAAGCTGCTGAATGACACACAAAAGACCTTTTGCAAAAAATTTTAAGAAATTTTGCAAAAGGTCTTTACATTTTCTTGCAATAGGAGTACAATGTAATTGTAAGGAAGAGGTATAACCTTAGCAAGATAAACACAAAAACGGAGGAAAGAAAAATGTTTGAAGTTTATTTTGACGGGCAATTAACATGTGGCTCTTACATCCAGAACGCATGCCTTATCTTTGACAAAGAGCCTACGATGGTATGCCTTGTAAACAGACTGCGGGACGAGGGTTACACAATGTTCCGTCTCCCACACATGCCAAAACTAGTAAAGATTTAAGCAACAGGCTGTCCTATCGGCCACACGGGGAGAAAGAGAGAAAAGAAAATGAACGAATGGTTTTGTACAGTATTCCCGAATGACCTTGATGAAATGCCGCAGGATTTTGAAAGCTATGTAGAAGCGAAAGAATACGGCGATGAAATGTTCGGAGAAGGCAATTATACCATTGAAAGCCCGTGCTAATAACACCCGCCCCGGAGGTCACGAGGGCAGAAAGGAAAATACTATGAACTACAAAATCACTATCACGGAAATTCACAAGGCAGTTGTTGACATCGAAGCGAACAGCCATGATGAGGCATTGAGGAGAGTTGAGGAAGAATACTGGAACAATCCGAACGACTACGTGTTGGAGCCGAAGGACACATTCTTTGAGTGAGCCGAAACTGGTTGTCAGATTTGAAAACCCAAACACCCGCCTGATGAGAGCTGGATGGTAACCAGCCGAAACCACCTCACAGCCAGTGAGGCAAGGTCGTGGGAAGCCACAAAAATAAATTGTAAAAATCTTGCAAAAGGTCTTTACAATTCGCAATATCATCGGTATAATGATAATTGTAAAGAGCGGATGGCTCTTAAAATGACATCACAAAGGAGAATGTATCATGGAAATGAATGAAGCAATCGTCAAGAAAATTCAAAAACTTTTGGCTCTCGCAGACAAAGCTCGCAATAATAGTGAAGAAGAAGCTCAGGCTGCACTTCTTAAAGCTCAAGAACTGATGGCACAATATGGTGTCGAAACAAGCATGGTGGATGGTGTTCAAGACAAAGTTTCGTATGGTCTTGAGACTTGCGTTCACAAAGGAGACAAAGGATTCCGCTGTCAGCTTGCTACGATTATTGCTCGCAATTTCCGTTGCAAGGCAATTCTTCTTGAAAATAAACAGGTTGCATTTTTCGGTTGGGCTCAAGATGCCAAGGTAGCAAAATCTGCTTTTGAATACGCATATCATTTTGCAAAGAAAATGGGTGATAGGTGTGTTGCTCAGGCTCGTCGAAATTGTGAAGACCCAAAGAATGTGTTCAATAGCTATGTTTCCGGATTTCTTTCTGGCATTAGACAGAAGCTGGATGTTCAGTGTACTGCACTTGTTCTTGTTGTTCCTGAAGATGTTAAACAAGAATTCTCTAAGCAGTTTCCATCGCTGAAAAACCATAAAGGTGGTTTGACAACAAAAGGCTTCCTCCGTAAAGATGTGTATGAGCAGGGTGTATACGATGGCAAATCCTGCATGGATAAGCGAAGCATTGGTGCATGAAAGGGGTATTGCAATGATGAGGCAAAAATATGACGACACATTTGTAGAGCAAGAGGCGCATTATTTAATCCTGAAATTTGCAAGCTATTCACAAGTTGCTCAAGAGTTCAATGTCCCATTGAGCACTGTTGGTTGGCACATGAAGTATCGTCTACAGAAACTCAATCCCGCATTGCATAGTCAGGTGATGTCAGTCGTTGGGTTGCATTACAGATTTCGCAAAGAAATTTGGGATATTCTTCACATCGAGCAAAAATAAATTTGAAAAGTCTTTACATTTATTGTAAAATCGGTACAATGATAATTGTAGGGAAACCTGTTAAAACTGGAGGTATAAAAATGGCACGCGTTCGTATGTATTATTTCAACATCTATTCTGAGACTGAGCTTCTTGGTTCTGTAAAAGCTGAGACCGCTATCAAGGCCGAAGAGGCTGCTGCGGATATCTGCCAAAAGAACGGCACGGATATTCATGAGTTCACCGCGAAGCGGGTCACATCCAGCGGAGCTGCTGAGCCCATGGTGGTCGTGGAAAAATCAGAGGATGAAATTACTCCTCCGAAAGAAGAAGCCCACACAGAGGAAAATTCGGCAAATAAAACGGTGACTGTTGATTTCTCTAAGGCAGCTGAGGAGCCTGAGCCTGAAAAGGAGAAAAAGCCTGTCAAGCGTGATGACGATGGTACTGCTACTGAAAAGCAGCTTGCCACATATGCTGACCTCAAGCAGATTATCACAAAATGGGACAACGCAAAGCGTGATGGTATTCGTACAAAGTACTCCATCAATACGGATGGTTTCATGATTGTAAAAGCTGTTGCTGTCACGAAGGACGGAACAATTCGTAAGCGTGAACTCATCATTGGCCGTGGCGGTGCTATTCGTGCGTATGGTAAAAAGCCTCGTGGTACAGAAAAGCTGATGATGGCCCTCAAAGACGTTGAAAGATTCTGTTTCTCCGAAAAGGAAATCTGAGGTGTAAAAGCACGAAAGGCTACGAATAGTTAAGATTTTTCCAATGACTGCTCGTGGCCTTTTTATTTTTTGGACTTTTTTCCCGTGTTCCGGCTCTTGTGTTTGAAGTCGGACGGATATATAATAGGTGCACATACTGTGGAGGGTATTATGATGAATGTTCTTTTTGATTGTCTGAAGAAAGCAGTTGGGGCTATTACAAAACCGTTAATTGTATTTCTATTCTTCTTCACTCCATACATTGCAATTGCGGTTGACCGATACGCTTTCATGGAACGCGGCTATATGGCATTTGGTGGTGAGATGGCAATCCCAGTGATATGCTACATAGCAATGTACCTTTTGATGGAAATTGATGAATCTGTAAACCCAAAGAAAGGAAATCGTAAATGAAAACCAAATCAAGGGATAGATTGTACTGTGGCGTGGATGAAGAGAAAATCCTTTGTGCTGAGCCAATACTGAATGATAAGAATATGTCACATCTGCTCACTTTTATTGTTGAGCGATACAGAGTTCATTTGCGAAAAGACATCAAGCATCTTCCTGGACCTTGGACAAAAGACAAAGTCATCTCACAATACAGGTTTACAAATGTTCGTAGAGAGCATGACAAGCAAACTCAATATCTCATTAAATGTATCAGCAAAAATGATTGTCTTACACTTGAAGAAAAAATTCTCAATACATTTCTATTTCGAGCCTGGAATAATTGGTCAACAATGTACAGTTTTGGTGGACCATGGACAGCCGAAATGATTTATGACCCAGCATTAAAGGAATGCGCACGTGAAATCTATCATCGCATTTTAAAGAAAGACCCAGAACGAAAATGGTGGTCATCAGCATACAATCAAGGCGGCACAAAGCAGTCCTGGAGGTATCCGCACGAAATTGGAAAAGACAAAGAATTTGATATCCCTTTACGAGTATTCCATATCGGACCATGGCTCAAAGAGGGAAACATTGTAGGAAGACTCTTAGATGCTGTAGACCAACAGGAGGCTTTCAATGTTATCAAGTCTGTAAGAGGCTTTGCTGATTTTTTGGCTTATCAGGTTTTTGTAGACCTTACTTATATAAAGACGTTTCCGTTTTCTGAGAATGAATTTGTTGTGGCTGGTCCAGGATGCAAAAAAGGACTCGAATATGTCTTCGATGACTTCGATGGGTTGAACTATGAGGAAGCCTTGTTCTACCTTAGAGACCGAATAGATGACTATTTCATCAATCATCTTGCTAATACAGACTACAGTGGGCCTATTTGGTGCCCAGAGGAACTGTTCAGGGATTTACCAAGGTACGATAGAAAAATGAACGTGATGAGCCTGGAGAACTGTTTCTGTGAGCTGAGCAAATACATTAGGACAATAGAGGGCACTGGTCGTCCTCGAGTCAAATACAAAATACCTGAGGAGAGATAAAAATGGAAAATCGTATTCAAAAAGTCTGTAAAGAATGTCATAAGCCTTTTTCAATCAGTGATGGTGAACTCAATTGGCTGAAAGAAAAAGGGCTCATGCCCTTTGAGCGTTGCTCTGCATGTCGGAAGAAACGTCGTGATGAGAAGATAGCAAAGGAGAACAAAACCAATGGGCAATAGAAGAATGACCACTGAAGAATACCTTAACCTTGCGCATGAATATGCACTGAAGTTCTCTGGGTGCACAAAAGTCAAAGTTGGCTCTATTATAACAAGCTCTAATGGAAGCATCATCGCTTTTGGCGCAAATGCTGCTATTCCAGATTTGTGTCGTTACAGAGGCTGTTTGCGCATCGAAAAATATGGTGATAACGCAAAAGCTCATAGACTCCCATCTGATTGCCGAGCACTTCATAGTGAAATTGATGCTATCTGTCATGTTTCTGGTACCTGCAACGCTCCAAAAGTCATCTATGTAACTCGCTATCCATGTGAAGCATGTGCGAGAGCTATTGTTGCCGCAGGAATTCTCAGGGTTGTATATGGACGTAGCGAAAGCATCAGCGAAGAGACTGTGAGAATATTTGAGTCAGCAAATGTAGAAGTGGTTCATGCATGGTCTTGGACTGCGGAGGACAATAATACATAAAGGGGCTGTGATTGTGTTGGTGTTAACAAGCGAACAATGGGAAGATGAAACCCTTGAAGCAGCAAGAAAAACATACGGTGCTCGGAATCAGATTCTTGTAAGTATTGAAGAGTTAAACGAGCTGGCATGTGTACTTGCAAAGTACCCAAGATATGATTCTGAAGAAAAAGCAAGAGCAGAACTCTATGAGAAAGCACTCGATGAAGTTGCGGATGTAGAAATCATTCTGAAGCATGTCAAAGCAATCTTGGGTATTGACTCTGAAGACCTATCACGAAGAAAGACCTCAAAAATTGAGCGCCTCAATCGTTGGTTATACAAGAGCAAGAGCATGCAAGTGACAACCGAAGACCGCATTATTGTTGAGGAGTAATATGATGAGGCTTTCTGACTTCAACAGCTTGATTGGGCAAGACAGCTATGTGCGCTGCATGGATAAAAAGCGCATTGATACTGCTATTGTATCAGAGAGAGCTGCAGATGCACATGTGTCCAATGGTGGCCAAATTGGTTGGTGGGTTCGCACCGGATACATTGTTGTAGACATTGACGAGGGCAAGGAGGAAGCCCTCAAGATTGTCAAGGAGATGAAGCTCAAGACTCTCATGTGTAAAACCCCGAAAGGGCTTCATTTATACTTTAAGACAACAAAAGACTTTCCTCAGCGTATAGGCATGGTTCTGCCCTGTGGTTTGAAATGTGACTTTCGCTGTGCAAATAAAGGCTATGTGCTTTTGCCATGGGGGACAGAAAACAGAAAGTTTAACAACTGCAGAAAAGTTGCAGAGCTTCCACTTGAGTTCACTCCGATGCCAAATCGGAAAGATTCATTGCTGGGTCTTAAAGAGGGTGATGGTAGGAACGCCACCCTCTTTGCACATCTTATGGCTTATAAAAATAGAGGCGCTGATGATGAACAAATCGAAGAGATGGCACATGTCATCAATACGATTGTATTCACACAGCCAATGGCTGAAGATGAGCTACAAAAGATTATTAAAAATACACGCAAATATGAAGCAAGTGAACAAGGAGACAACCCATATCTCATCTATAATAGCAAAGGAAACCCAACGAATGTCAATAGCCGTGCAATATGTGACTATTTTGTAAATAGAGGAGATATCTTTGTACTTGGTGGAGAAGCCTACCAATACAGAGAGGGTGTGTACGTAGAGGCCAGCAGCTTTGTTCGAAATACAATCAAAGACATGATAATGGTTGACAATTTGATTACTCAAGCAAGAATCATGGAGTGCTTCCGTTTGATTGTTGACGATACCCGAATACAAAAAGAGCCAAGAGACCTTAACAAAGACCGGAATCTTATCAACTTCAAGAATGGTGTTTGGGATATTCAACAAAAGAAGCTGCTTCCTCATGACAGCAAGTATCTTCAGACACTGCAGATTCCACATGAGGTTTGTGAATATACACCGTTTGTCAAAACTCGTTTGTATAGGTTTTTTGTAAAAACAGGGCTTGGAAAAGAAGATATCAAAATGGCTCTGAAATACATGGCGTATTGTTTGACTCTCGATTATGGGCTAAAGACTTTCATGATTCTATGTGGTCAATCAAATACAGGCAAATCGGTATTGTTGAGATTCATTGAAAATCTTGTTGGCAGAGAAAACGTATCGTCTCTGAGCATGCATGAATTGAGCATGCGATTCTATCCAGCACAATTATACAATACACTTTTAAACTCCTGCGGTGATAACGGGTCATTGCCTTTGTCAAGTATTGAAAACCTTAAGAAGATAACAGGCGGCGACCAAATCATGCATGAGAAAAAAGGCAAGGAACCATTCTTCTTTGTACCATTTTGTAAACTGATTTTCTCGTTCAATCAGTTGCCTTTACAGCTTGAAGAAAAATCAAATGCTTTTTACAAGCGTATGCGCATTCTGTATATGAACAAAGAGCTATTTCTTAACAATGAATATGTAAATGACCTCTGCAGTGAAGAGAGTGCACAAGAAATAATCCCATATCTGCTCAGCCTACTTCCTGTGAGTTCCATTCCAAGAACTGACCGCAGCAATCGTATGGTCGAGGGGTTGCGTCAAGACTCTGATAGCATTCATGCGTTCCTTGTCAAAAAATGTAAAAAGGACCCAGAAGCCTTTATCGAAAAAGGCGCTTTGTATGAGGCATATGCTCAATTCTGCATTGATAGTGGACGCGAATCTCACAAAAAGCACGGATTCATGAGGAATATGCGCTCTCTTGGGTTTAACGAATATAGAAACCCGAAGACAAGAGAAGCCTGTTGGAAAGGAATCACACTCAGGTCATACGGAAAGCGTGGTGTAAGGAATGGATAATTGGTTCCCTATACCAGGCTATGAGGGTGTATATTGGATAACAAAATCTGGCAGAGTGAGAAACGCAAAGGGCCATGTACTTACACCTGTTGGTAATGAAACAATAGGTTATAAGGTTGAATTGAGAAACAATGGTCAGCGTAGTAGAGTATTCGTTTCTGACTTGCTTGTCAAAACATTTGGAGGTATGTAGTGAATATACAGCTTACATTCAGAGCTTGCTTAGAGCTATTGAAAAAGCAACCAAAGGGTTCAAGCGTAACTATTGGGAAAACTCAGGTATCCTGTGAAGAAGCATATGATGCTCTGAATAGAGTCACAGGATGGTGCTTTCCAGGGCTTGACAGCATTCAATTTGAAAAGATAGTACACTGCCGAGAGTGCGAAAACTACCGGAAATTTCGCAAAAAAGGTGCTCCAAAAAAGACAGCACGATACCTTTGTGCGCTCGATAAGATTCACAGAGAGCCATGGTACTACTGTGGGGATGCAAAAGAAAGGAGGAAGACTGATGAATGACAATTTCTATGAGCTGCACTTGAAGCAATTGAGGGAGAAAGAAGAGAAATCCCATGAAGCGATTCTAAACTCTATGTTTGAGCGTGCCAAAAAGGCAAAACCAAAGGGAAGCTACATTGTGTATTCTAGTTTCAAACGAGAGCTTGAAGTCCTTCCGCTTTCGAATAGAGAGTATCAAAAAGCCATCATCCGTTTGGCAGATATTCTGAGGGTATAACCATGAATAGCCTTAACGAACAAAAAGGAACCACAGTGAGCAAACTCGAACTGACTCTGCACATGGCAAAAAAGGCTTTGCAACGTGTGGTAGATGAAAACCCGAAAGCAGGTGTCATCGTTGCAAAGGGGAAGAAAAATGAAACCCGCTTGAGATATAGTGAAGCTATACAAGTGATAGAAATGATAGATGACTACTTTGCTATGAAAGGCTGTAAGAGCTTTGGTATTTGTGGCACTTGTACAAGATTCAATAACAAAGGTCAGACACCGGATTGGTTTGGTGTTTGTGGAGGCAAAGAGGTACATGTTTTTGATACATGTCAACAGCACAGCAGAAAAGGAGGAGGATTTGGATTATGACAATACTTGACAGGCTCACAAAAGAAAAGATAATTGGGTATTGTGTTGCACACTTTCATAAGGGTGATGCAGTTCCTCCACGTAGAATGCTGAGAAAACTTGGCCTTGATAAAAATCGCAATTTCTTTGGCAAAGCTGTTGATAAAGAGCTGGTATTGCTTTCTCTCGCATGTATTGAAAACCCTGATGCAGATAACAGGCTATTTACAATTGGCTCTCGATATGTTATACTTGAAGACGGGGTGAAATAGATGATTTTCAAGTATGCTACAATAGATATTGAGACCACTGGCCTTAACAGGTACAAAGACAGTATAACTTTCATCGGAGTTGGATTGTCAGAGGACATTGGCCTACCAATAAAGAAAGGTTACATTTTTAATGTACAAAAGCCAGACCAAGTTGTGAAATTCAAAGAGCTTTGCCAAAAGCTGCGAAAGAAAAAAGTGCGAACAGTTTTTCAGAATGGTAAATTTGATACACTGTTCATTGAAGTCAAATACAACGTCAGACTGCCAATACATGAAGATGTAATGCTTTTAGCAACAGCATATGACCTTGCTGCAGAACATGGCTTGAAAGATATGGCAAAGAAATATTTGGGTGTTCCAGATTGGGATATCTCAAAGAAAGAAAAAACTTCAGGTGCAAAAAGTATTGTTCCGTATCTTAAAAAAGACGTCAAATACACATGGGAATTGTTCTGTTTCTTTATGCATGTAGTGAGTGAGCAACAACTCAAAGTCTATGAGCAGCTACTGCGACCAGCTTATTGTATGTATAGAGATGTAGAGCGCAATGGTCTATTTATAGACTTGAAAGCATTAAAGCCTGTACAAAAGAAATACCTTAACGAAGAAAAAGAACTTTTAACACAGCTCAAGCAGCATTACGACATCAATTGGGCAAGCTCAGCTCAGGTTTCACATGTGCTCTATGACCTTGAAAATATGCCAGTGTTTGAGAAAACCCCGAAAGGTGCTCCGTCTACTTCTGCATCAGCGCTCAGAAAACTTGCTATGAAAGGGTACGAAATCCCAACAATACTCATGAAGTATAAGGATGCTGCAACAAGAAACAAGATGTTCCTTAACAGATGGGAGGGTGACTCGTATGAAAGCCGGATTCATCCGAGCTTCAATCTGACAAATGTAGTCTCAGGTCGTACGTCTTGCAATAACCCAAATCTACAGCAAGTTCCTCGAACAAAAGACATTCGTGGTTTATTCAGTGGTGCACCAGGAATGGTTCTATTTGAGGCTGACTATTCACAGCTGGAGCTTAGAATTGCGGCTCATTATGCCAACGAAAAGACTATGCTGAGAATATATCATGAGGGTGGAGATATACATACAGAGACAGCGAAGTTATTCACTGGTGGAAGAGAGCCTACAAAGGAAGAACGTGGCAAAGCAAAAGCAGTCAATTTCGGGTTTCTGTATGGTATGATGGCAAAGAAATTCGTAGCATATGCACTAAATAGCTATGGTCAAACTTTTACAGCTCAAGAAGCTGAACACGTGCGTCAATTGTTTTTCGCAAAATATGCTAGGCTTTTGCCTTGGCATAAAGAACAGGAGGAGCTGTGTGAGTTGCAAGGTGGTGTGAGCAATTTGTTTGGTCGATTTAGAAAACTACCTTTAATATACTCACAAAATCGTTGGGAAAGAGCAAGTGCTGCAAGAAGAGCAATTAACACTCCTGTTCAGGGTTCAGGCTCAGACCTGCTGATATCGGCGGCGACCCAGATAAATCGAGAACTCAAAGGTATCGCTGTGATTGGTGCAACTGTACATGACTCTATCATTGGCGAATGTCGTATAGAGGACAAAGATTACGTTGATTCGGTCATTCGTAGAATTATGCTTCACCCACAAGTCCTCGATGATTTCGGGGTTGAGCTGAGAGTTCCTCTTGATATTGATATTGGTTGGGGACCATGGGGAACACATTAAACTTTAAAATAATTAAAAAAGCAAAGAAAACAGTAGAAAACAAAAGAAAATAGAGCCTATTCGCAATATAAATCATCCAAAATTGGCCTTTTTTGGCATTTACTTAGAGCAATATTTGCCGTATACTATATTCACAGGGAAAACAAAACACCCTAAACAACAAGGAGGAAACAACAATGGCAGCTATCACTCGTAAAAAGGGCGAGACCGTCCATATGTATGCTTTTACTGGCATGTATCTGGGCGAGTTCGAAATCACCGCAAGCGACAAGAAGACAATCAGCATCGTTCAGAAGAACGGCCGCACGACCAAGTTCGACCGCGAAACTGGCAAGCAAGTGGATGCAAAGACCCCGCGCTGTGCTTCCCGCGTGACTGAGGAAAAGGAGCCTGAAAAGAAAAAGGCAGCTTCCAAGAAGTCCAAGAAAGAAGAGGTCAAGAAGCCCGTCAAGAAGACGGCAAAGAAAGCCAAGCCCGAGCCTGAGGAAGCGTGTATGCCCAAAAAGGACGACGATGAGGAGTACGAGGACGCGTAACTTCATCCATGGGGAGCAATATACTCCCCAATGTAATGCAGCTTGTATTCAGTTTTGATATACAAACGGTGACAAGCCCGTGTAAATGCAGAGTCGAAGCAGGTGAGTGCACTCAATATACCCATTCTTGGCATCAGTTTGGACATACCTCCAGTGTGGCCTCATTCCTCCAGGAGTCTCACCGCTTCTGGAGGCCTCCAATGGGATATCGCCAAGTGGTAAGGCACGGGACTTTGACTCCCGCATTCCGCTGGTTCGAATCCAGCTATCCCAACCAGCCCGAGAGGGTAAAAATTGAATAGCTCACATCCCAGATGGTGGGCACAAAACAGAGCCGCCTCGACCCGTCATCGGGGCGACTTCTTGGAGGAGTAGCTTAATTGGAAAAGCCCCGGAGCTCCACAACGATTCAGGGTTGTTGTCAGTTCGAATCTGACCTCCTCCAAACATTTCCAAGTGTGGCACAGTAGGTAGGGCGCTCAGCATGCGAAACACTGAGAGGTCGTTGGTTCGATTCCAACCGCTTGGACCATAACAATGTATTACTTATAAGGAGAACAGCATGAAGATTTCATATTCTAGATTTTCTTCATATTTGCGCTGTCCATACAGACATTATCTTGGGTACTATGAATGCCTTAGAGCAAAAAAGCCTGTGAGACCCCTATACTTTGGCACAGATTTTCACAAACTTTTGGAACTCCGCAATGACCCTGAGAAACTTGCTGAAGCACAGAAGACCATTGGTGAGCAGTACTATGAATTGAAGCCACAATGGCAAGAAGAACTCGGTGAAGACTATTTATTTGAGCTTCAGTGTATCTTTTCAGACTACATGGAAATCTATAAAGATGCTCCACAGCCAACACAAACAGAGCGTCCTTTTGAACTTGAAATCTGTAATGTAAAAGGCGAGCCAGTCATATTCAATGGAGTTATTGATGAGCTTTACAAATATCGCCATAAAGGCGAAAAGATGTGTAAACTTGGTGAGCATAAAACTTTCAACAGAAAGCCAGACCAAAATGTTCTTGTAATGAATACTCAGAAAAGCCTATACGCAAAGGCTGTTCAGATGATGACAGGAGTATTACCAAAGTCTGTGATATGGGATTACATCCATTCTACTCCTGCTTCAATGCCAATTTGGCTACCGAAATCTAACCGATTTAGCAAAGCAAAAAGCAACAATATCACACCTTTTTCTTGGAGAAGAGCTTGTGAACTCCGAGGAATAAAGGACATAAAAGTTCTGCAAGAGGGAAATGATTATGCAGCAAATGTGAGCAATTTTTTCTTTCGATGTGAGCTTGATATTGTACCCTATATGGTTGAAAATGTTTGGGAGGGGTTTGTCTATACTTGTCGGGATATCGTTCGGCAAGGGCATAAAAATAAGACAAAGAATATGACTCCTGATTGCAAGTTCTGTTCATACAGGGATATCTGTTTCACTGAGTTGACTCAAGGTGATTTAAAGCATCTTATTGAGCATGACTACGAAGTTCATCCACGAGATGATGCTGTAGTGATAGGAGAGGAGTAAAACATGGGTCTTTTAGAAAAAGCTGTTGACATCGAAGAACTTGGTCAGCACAGATTCGTTACAATTTATGGCAAATCTGGTTCTGGTAAAACTGAGCTTGGTTCCACTTCCCCTAAACCATTGTTGTATCTACAAGTTGGTGATGATGGGAGCAACACAATCAAAAAGAAAAAGGGCATCCGAGGTCTACACATTAAAAATCTCAGTGAGCTGAAATCTGTTCTGCAAGAGCTTATTGGCATGGCAGAAAAAGGCAGGTTGAAATACAAAACAGTTTTTGCTGATACATTCTCAATGGTCACAAATATATGGGTCAAAGAAAATGCTGTTGATAAGAATAAGAAAATGACCCAGCAGATGTGGGGTGACCTCAAATCTGACACGGAAGAACTGATTCGTTTGGGTCATCAGCTTGCTGAATACTGTTGGGTGCTATTCAGCTGCCATGAAGTTGGAGATGCTTTTGAGGGCATTGAAGATGAGATTCTTCCGGAGATTCACCCAAGTACAACAAAGGGTGCGAGAACATATCTTGAGGGGATGTCAAACTATGGCCTGCACACCCTCATTAAGAAAAAGGATGTCACCATTGACGGGGTTGAAAAGACTGTACCAGTTTACATCACCCAAATTGGGCCAAATCCATACTATTGGACAAAGCTTCAAAAGCCAAAGGAGCTTAAAGTTCCAACACAAGTTAGAAATTTAACTTATACAAAACTAGCACAGATACTCGATATCGAGTCTGCAACATCTGACCAATAGGCAATTCGCCTTTGGATATAAACAAATATTCACGGAGGTATTACAATGGCACGAAAAATGAAAGTCGATTTCACAGGTGTTGAATCCTATCAGCGAGTGAGCGAGGGGATTCATCGGGCAAAAATTTCCGAAATTCAAGAGAAGACCTCTCAGGGCGGCGACCCGATGCTTCAGATTGCGTTTGAAGTCATTAAGGGTGATGACAAGGGGAACAAGGTCTTTGACAGCTTGGTCCTGACGGATAAGGCTCTCTGGAAATTCAAATCCCTGCTGCAAGTCCTTAACATGAAGTGCGAGGGCAAAGTTGCTGTTGACCTTGACAATATGATTGGCAAGGTTTTGGACATCAATGTTATCCACGAGGAATACAATGGAGTGACTCGAGCCAAAATTTCCGAGTACACCAAGGCCAATGACTCAAAGTCAAGTGTCGATGACGATGATGAAGAGGATGAGGATGATTTCGACGAGGAAAATGAGGACGAAGAGGAGGAAGCTCCTAAGTCCAAGAAAAAATCATCCACAGTGAAGAAAACTCCTGCCAAGAAAAAGTCTCAGCCTGAACCGGAAGAGGACGAGGAAGACGACTGGGACGAGGATGAGGACGAGGAAGAGGAAGAAGAGAAACCCGCAACGAAGAAAAAAGCTGCAGCCAAAAAGCCTGCTGCAAAGAAACCCGCAGCCAAGAAAAAGCTCGCCGCCGAAGAAGATGACGACGATGATTGGGAAGAAGACTGAATGATTTCAGGTGGAATGCCTCTCTATTGATAGAGGGGCATTCCCTATAATGGAGGATGCTATGAGAAAGAAAAAAATGTATAACCTGCTGAATTGTCTATCTACATCCCAACTTCCTCATATTTTTGTACCATCTTATAACAGACCTGAGTTTGTGACAGCAAAAATGTTTGAGAATTTCACAGATGAAGCCATTGAAAAAGTTCATATTGTTGTAAGGCAAGAGCAAGCAAAAGCGTACAGAAAGGCAAACAAAAATCTGCATATCTTACCTATACCAAAAGATTTTCATTTGCCAATCAATGGGCTAGCAAGTACTCGCCAGTTCATTTATGAATACGCTGCAGAACATCGCTATTCACTCATCATCGATATGGATGATGATATCAAGAATCTTGCATATATGTATGATGGGAAGTCTGGCTCTGGAAATCTATGCTCTAAGCATGCTGTAAAAGCAGACCGAGAAAAAGACCCTCTACTCGAACAAAAAGTTCTTACAATGGCAGGAGCTATTTCAAGGGAAGTTTTTAAAGAGTATCCAAATGTATATCTTGGAAATATTCGTAGGCAGAGGATGTCACAGCATGTTGAAAACAGCAAACTCAAATACATCATTGATTCAGGACCTACCCCAAGACAAGTCACTCTCATAAATGTGAAAGGGCTTCACAAAGCAAAGATAAACCGTGATATGATTTTTGACCCACATGGAGATGATATTGGGTTTTGCGCAGTCATTCTTGCTAATGGCGGTCACTGTTTTAACATCCCTTGTCTTACATATGATTATGTGAGTGAAAAATGTGATAGCGTTATCCGTACTCCAGAGAATGAGAAACGGCTTCATAAATACGAATGGGATATGTTACAAAAATACCCTATACGAGACTATCTGCGCACGAGCTTTCGCGATGCTGACGGAGATTATATGTGGGGTGATATAAACTGGACAGCATTCCACAAAATCAATGGCTCAAAGCGTATCAAGGAATACTGGGAGGAATAATAGTACAATGAGAAAACAAACACCACCGTTTTCTATCCAAGTAGAACTCAATGAGGGCTGCAATCTTGGATGCAACTTCTGCGGGTTGCGTGGAATGCGAGAAGAGGGAAAAAAGCCTTGGTATCCAATGACAAAGAAAACCGCAGAACGAATTGTTTCGGAGATTGCAAGAGTCGGTTGGAATAGTCGCATCATCTTTTCTATGCATGGTGAACCCACGTTAAACCCGAATATCATCCGAATCATAAAGCTGTTTCGAAAATCCCTCCCAAAAGCTGTTATGTCTATCATGACAAATGGCTATGGAATTGTCCATGGGTTTGGTGAAAAAGTAGATGAGTTTGAGGACATCCTGGGGCGCGTCAGAGCATTAAAAGCTGCAGGTCTCAACGATTTAATCATTGACTATTACTCTGCAAAAGGTGACGCTGCTACAATTGAAGAAGAGCTTACAAAGCTGGATACTGATATCGATATTCAGCATTTGGCTCCTGGAGTACCTCTTTACGGAAACAGCTCAAAAAAATTCAGGGTACTATTCAATCCTCCAATTCAAAAAGAGGGTGCCATCAATCGTCATCTCTGTAATCACTGTGGAGCCGCTGGACCTCTTGATATGTCCTATCAGGGTAAAAGGTGCGCAAGACCGTTTAGAGAGTTGTCGCTGAGATATGATGGCTCTGTGGCCATATGCTGTAATGATTTTCGGGGTGAATACCCAATTGGGAACATTATGGAACAAGACATTGAAGAACTTTGGTACAGCAAGCGATTTGAAGCTGCTCGCATTCTGTTATACGCTGGCAAAAGAAGCTTCAAGCCATGTTTAGGCTGTAATGCTCTGAGCCATAGAGTAGGCTTGCTTCCTGATATGAAAGGTCAGGAGGATATGCCAGAAGCAACAGATGAAATTCTTGCTTTTGCAAAAAAGGTTTCAAAAAATTCAGAGCCTTTATGTAAAGCTCTTTACAAACGTCCTTGGGAAGAGTAAAATAGGGTTACTACAATAAATTGGAGGGAAATTAAATGCTTATTGTTTTAGAGGGTGCTGATGGCGTAGGAAAAAGCACTATTGCAAAACGCCTCGCCCGTATTCTCAATGCTCGTATCATTCATTGCACCAAAGATACCCCGAATGACCTTGCGTATTTTCGCAGTATCTTGTACGCCTCTGAAGAGCAACACATTATTGCAGACCGATTTTGCTATGGGCAGTTTGTTTATCAATCTGAAGAAGAACGCAAGTTGACCCAAGATGAGCTGTATCGTCTTGAAGCTGATATGCTGAACATGGGTGCAAAAGTTATCTATGTCACCGCCTCTGAAAAAACAATCGAGGCACGCCTTAACAAGCGGAATGAAATTCCAATGTATCCTGTAAAAGAACTGCTGGAACGGTTTGATACAGTCATGAAGCAATCCACACTTCAAATTGAAATCTGGAGGACGTAAATATGATTTTCAATCCTGAAACATTCAAGCAAGCTGTCAAAGAGCTTGAGCTTGAAACCCTTTACAACAAGACTGACCGTGTATGTGGTGATGGTGACATCGACAACTACCTTGTCGCAGAAACTGTAAACGATGCTTGGGAATACTGGTATGCGGCTTTGACAGCGCAAGCCTGGGACTCTGAAAAGGTTGCTGAAAGTCGTGATGGTGCTGTTGCAGCTGAAATTCTCAATGCAATTACAGTCATCAAAAACCCGACGCGCATGATTGTAAATAGCAAAGCAAGAAAGATGCCTATGCGCTATGCAGTAGGAGAGCTGCTTTGGTATCTTTCTGGCTCAAACAAATTGCGTGATATACAGTATTTCAGCAGTGCTTGGGACCGCATGTCTGATAATGGTGAAACTGTCAACAGCTGTTATGGGCACAAAATCCAGTCATTCTATGGGTTTGACCAATGGCAAGACGTCATTGAGCGTTTGACTCAAGACCCTAACAGTCGCCAAGCTGTTATTCACATCAAAAATCCGAGAGCAATCACTGACCCTACAAAAGATACTCCGTGCACATTGTCCTTGCAGTTTCTTATCCGCAATAATCGTCTCAATTTGACGGTCACTATGCGTTCCAATGATGTTTGGACCGGAGTTCCATATGACATGTTCAGTTTCTGTTCGATGCAAGTGATGATGGCAATGCGCCTTGGGGTTGAGGTTGGTACTTATGTACATCAGGCTGCTTCGCTTCACCTTTACGAACGAAATGCGCCTCAAAAGCCGGAAAACCCTATCAAAGCAAAAAAGCGTTCGTCAAGCAAACCGCAGGAGGAAAACCATGAGAAATCCACACCCGAAGTTTCTCAAGGGCAAGCCGGAGTATTACAAGAAAATTCTGCTCAAAACAATTGACAATGACAGGATTTCCTGGGTTCACTTTTGCTATGTACCTGTGGAAATCTGGGAGGAATTTCAAAGCTCAACAAATGCTGATGGGTGTGATATTGGGGGCTGGCTTTCAAAATGGGCAAAGGAAGAATTTGACCTTGCATTACACATGGCCAGACGAGAAGACATTGAGACACTCAAGAGAGCAATCATTATTTCATATCAAGATAGATATTATGAGTTGTACAGTCCAACATTGGGAAAAGCACGTCCACCAATGTATGGTATCATTAAAAACTGGACGTCACTACATATGAAGATGGAGGCCGCAAAATATGGCTATTTCAAAAAGTGAGATGGATACACTGCCCAAGATTGTTGCAATTGATTTTGATGGTACCTTGGTATCTGACAATTACCCGAGTATTGGTTCGCCCAATACGTTTATGTTTCGACTCTGCAAGGCTCTACAAAAATCTGGTGTGAAACTTATCCTTTGGACTTGTAGAGATGGCAAGTACCTTTTGGAAGCTGTAGACTACTGTGCTCATCGGGGTTTGTTCTTTGATGCAGTGAATGTGAATCTCCCAGAGACTATTAAGATGTTTAACAATGACACACGAAAAATCTATGCAGATTTATACATTGATGACAAAGCAATCCCCCATATTCAAGACCCGCTATTTTGGGTTGAGCGCGTTGGCCTTGAGCCACAGGACTTCAGAAATCTTGCTTTTGGGGGTGATTGATTGCCTCGTGAATCATCAATTCAGAGCAGTGTTCTTAGATACCTTAACAGCTTGCCTGGATGCATTGCAGAGAATGTTTCTGGGAACAGTGCTCAGTCTGGCCGTGCTGACATCAACGGTTGCTTTCAGGGTCGTGCATTTCGCATTGAACTGAAAACCGTTGATAATGGTAATACACCCACGAAAAAGCAGCTGCACGAGCTACTCAAATGGCAAGTCGCTGGAGCTATTGTAATGGTTGCATACACTCTTGAAGATGTCAAAGCAATATTTTCTAGAGAGGGTCTATCTGTCGATGGTTGGATTAAACATTATGGGGAAGACATGGATGCATTTTGTTGTGTTCATAAATCTGACCAATTGATACGCACAAAACTTTCAGAATTCATTGATTAGGAGATGACTACATGAATTCAACAGCTATCAATCTTGTATGTGACAAAGGCTGCAAAAGAAATTTTACAGTTCACCGAATGATTCGCAGAAGACTTGGCAATGGAGTTGATGGGTATTATATCAAATGCCCAAAGTGCGGTCATAAGTATAGGGTGTTTTACAGCAATACAGAGTACCAAAAAATTCAAAAGCAGCTACACAGCAATTCAATCAGCATAGAAGAAAGAAGCAGACTTCTAGAACGGTTACAACAGATTTCAGAGGAGTTAAACAAAGAGTATGACCCGAAAGTATAAGGGATTCATATTTAAGACAAAGCCTTGGGAACATCAACTCAAGGCTTTGTCCTATTTAATGGAACGAGACAATGGTGCCCTTTACACTGACCCTGGAACAGGAAAAACAAAAGTGATGCTAGACCTCATTGTTAACAAAGGCTGGCGACGAGGAATCATTGTTGCCCCTCCAAAAGCATGTGAAGTGTGGGAGAAGCAGTTCAAAATTCACACAGATATACAATCAAATTTCATCTATAATCTTCATAAGCTCTCCACCGTGAAAAAGGTTGAACTGATGAATAGGCTCTGTCCAAAAGGAAAAAGGGGCATAAACCAGGAGACTATGATTCTACTCGTAAACTATGAAAGTATATGGCGCAAACCGTTTGAAAAAACCCTCTTTAGAAAAAGCGCAGGCCTTGAATTTGTGATATGTGATGAAAGTCATCATATAAAAACCCCGTCAAGTCAATGTTCAATGTGTCTACGGAGACTCGGAAATATCATTCCTCATCGCTTTCTTGTAACAGGTACACCACTTGCAGAAAACCCCATGGACATCTATGCGCAATACAGATTTCTTGACCCAAGCATATTCGGCACCAGTTTCTCAGACTTTAAAGCTATGTATCAAAACATAGACATAGAAAGAACTGCAAAAGTTGGTTATACCATACTGGACAAAAAGCAGCCATATAGAAATCTTGATGACCTAAGAGAGAAGATGTATTCTTGTGCATTTACAATTAAATCTTCTGTCAAGTTACCAAAACGACGCAATATTATTCGTTCTTACACTCTCTCATCAAAGGCTCAGAAAGTGTATCATGATTTAAACGAGGACGGGTTGTACCTTAACAAAAAAGGCGCTGCTGAAATTAAAGCTGTTATCAGCAAAACTTTAAGACTACAACAAGTCTGTTGCGGGTTCATTCCTGTTGAAGACCCAGAGGGAAACAAGACTGTTATCCCAATAGACAATGAACGGGCTGAACTGCTTGAAGAAATGCTGTCTGAATTCTCTCCACAGGAGCCTGTGGTCATCTTTGCAACGTTTAGACATGATTTTGATGAAATACGGTCTGTATGTAAAAAACTCCACAGGAGATACACAGAAGTCTCAGGGGTTGAAGATACAATGCAACGATGGGTAAATGGCAAAGCCGATGTGATTGCAGTTCAGTACAGGTCTGGAAGTGAAAGCATAGACTTGACACGAGCAAGATATTGCATTTACTACAGTTTAAATATCAGCCTTGCGCTATTCTCACAAAGCAAGAAACGCATTCATCGCCCTGGGCAAACCAGACCTGTGACATACTATTACATCATTGCGGATTTGCCAAATAAGCAAAGCAAAGACAGACAAATTCTCGCAGCTTTAAAATCAAAACAAGATGTAATTGAATATATAGCAAAAAATGAGGCCGGGGGTTGACCCCGGCCTTTATTGTTATTAGCTATTTTTGACAACACTGTAAGCTCTCCAGAATTCACCAGAGGTGAAAATCGTATTTGATTCAACCCGAACGCTGTAACAATGCCGGCTTCGTTCGGTCCAACCATTATTTGGAATGATTGAAAATCGTTTTCCGGAAGGAGTAGTCCCAAACACCATAGAAGAATAGGCTTCTTCAACAATGACCCCATCCTTTAGGCAAGCACTTTTGAACTCTTTCAGCCAAGCCTCATACTCAGCTTTTACCATTTCTTGATTGAGCTTAATCTCGGCATCAGTGAGGCGATTGTACTCAGCCATAAAGATTTCATTCTTTTCGCTTTCTTCTTTCACTCGCTGTTCCTGTTTTTTAAGGGTCTGTTCCAGTTTGTTGATACGATTTTTTGTATCCTCAATATACATCTGCTGAAGATCCATATCAAAGTATGCTTCATACTGCTTATCAGTCATGTCGTTTGCATCACGGTGCTGACACCATTCTTCATCAGTCCAGTTGCAGTTAAGTTTGATGCATTTTTGCTGTTTCTTTTCGTAGAGGCCAATGTATCGTTCAAGGCTTTTATAGAGTTTATTAAGCTCTTTCTCGGTGCTTGCGAGTTTCTTTTCATTCATAGTCATTATAAAACCCCTCCATACATTTATGACTTCTTTACAAGTATTATTATACCGATGAAATGCATAAATGTAAAGAGGGTTTTGCAATATTTTTAGGAAATCTTACAACGTGTCAGCTCAGTTTGCTTCTCACCATTAAACTCAGTATGTGCTTTGATTGTACCTTTAAGGACAACCTTACCATCATCAACGGCTTTCCCAGTCTTCCAAGTAAAAGTATTCCCATCATTAGATGTGAATTTGTAAAGATATCCAGGGCCAAAATCACTGTACCAAGAAGCAACACATTTGCAGTCAGCAATGATTTCAATGCGCTCACCAACTTCACCAACCCAGTTTGTTTTTGGCTTATTGGCTTTTGCGGCTTCACGTGCGAGACGCTCAGATTCTTTTTCCATTGCTTTAAAGTGTGCAGGAAGCAGAGAAGCAATAATGCCAAAATCACGAGATTCACAATACTCACGAGAGCACGCAATTTTGAGGTTGTGGATATACCCAAAGTCATCATCTTGGGCATTCAGCCATTGGAGAGCAGTAACAACGGTGTTCTCATTTTCTTCGGTGCAAGCTTCAAATCCTATAGATTCCATTTCCTTGCGTTCCTGAGCATTCGGACAAACCATGTACCTAAAAGCTCGACAAGAAGTGGGAGTACCATTGTAACCGGCATTGGCTTTGCTAAGATAGCCAAAGTGCTTAACTGTTTCAGCAACATAGAACAGGTACTCTTTGACGTTGTAGTAGGGCTTACTGCTAGAGAAGTCAATAGAGGATTTCTCTAGGGTATCCAAATAGGAAAGATAAGCAGCAACCATTTCAGCGCTCAGACCATTTGTGAAGTCCTTAAGACAGCTGCGACCAACTTGCTTAAATTCACCAGTTTCAGTATTGCGAACAATGTAGGTGTCTTTGCGGGTATGCTTTGTTTTACAGTGGTCACATTTAGCTTCAACAGTGTATGCCCATTGAGGAACTTCTTGCCCATCATAAGCTCGAACAATGTTTCCTTTATCAGTGTGCTCAAGTGTAGCAACAAAAACCCAATTGTTGATAATGGCTTTGCCGGAGACTTCTACATCGATGTATTTAATATCCCCAGTATAAACATGAGCATCATCGAATTGCTTTTCATAATGCTCGCCAATGATTTCAAAACTGAAAGTGCAGCCAAACTTATTACACTTGTTACCAATTGTTACAAGGCGTTTTGTAAGTTTATCCATATTGGATTCAGGAATTGAATACTTCATAATGTTTACCTCCGTTTGTTTTCCTTACAAGTACATTGTACTCCTATTGCAAGAAAATGTAAAGAGGTTTTTTCAAAATTTATTGGATTCTTATGAATTTGTTTTGCTCTTTATCAAAGTAATAGAGTTGCCTTCCCTCCATTGGGTATGGTACAGGAACAAATCCCTTGAATGTTTTAGCATAAAGCTGTACCCTCTCAAAGCCTAAACTTTTCATGGTTCCTCCATAAAAATGCCCCTCACCGAAGCAAGGGGCAAGTATTTAGCATATGTCAACGCCAATTTCTTTTGTCATTGCACGATATTTTTCATGCAGCTCATCTTGAATTGTTGCCACATACACATCGTTATATGCCACAGATTTGAGGCATATGATGAGTCTATCAATGTGTTTCAGCTCCATGTCAACATCTTCAATCAAACAGTTGACTTTATTGTAATCAGCCATATATCCGGCATCAAGAAGTTCTTTTGCAGCTTTTTCGTAGCATTCTTTTGTTTCACTTTCCCATTCGTTGTATTTCTCAAATGCAGTTTCAACTGCTTGTCTTCGTACCTGAGCACTGACCTCAAATCTAGTATACTTATACCAACTGTCCGGAATGGCTTCAATCTCTTCCACCCCATCTTCAGGCAACAGCCTATTGTGATGATTGATAAAGTATCTTTTTGTTGTCCTATGCTCAGCAGATTCTGCGAAATACTGATACTCGTGCATTCGCTTGAAACCCATCAAACCTAGAAAGTCAAACAAGTCAGCCATTTGGTCATGGAACATGAGTGCTGTGATTTGTCGTTGGTTTATCTTTTTAAATGCATTATAGCAGATATCCCAATCACGTTCTGTTTTCTCCATTGTGTAGCTTGCCATCACCAAGCCCCCTTTCTATGCTGTCAATTTTTGAAAGTATTCTGTCGAGCTTTTCATCAAGAATCTCTTGATGGTCTTTCTGTGCGTCATTCTTTTGCATATTGACCATACCTAAACAGGTATTGAACGTCGCAATTATAAAGAACAGCTCGTCATTTCTGTCCACATTCAGCAGACCCTTTCAATGACAAAATTGGCTTGAGCAACGTTGATTGCGGTTGTACCAATGTTAGTGACAGAGACGGAGCTGACATCACTGCAGTATACCCGAAGCAGGGTCGTTACAGAAACGCTTTCAGTATCTGTTGGGTCAACTCCGGAAGTGATATTTGCACCCGCAATTTGTTCACCATCCTGGGTGATATTTAAAATTGCTGTGGTAGCAGCTGCAGCAGATAGACTGGCATTGAAAGATACTCGATAGATACCTGGCTTGAGCAGAACAAATCTGCCAGAGCCTTGCTCATGGCGTACAGAACAACCAGTTTTGATTCGTGTAGCACCAAAAAGAACAGGGGAATTTACAGCAACACTTTGAGATGCAACGTTTACCGCATTAATCATTGTTATTTCTCCTTTCAAAATAAGGGGTGGACATCTGCCCACCCCCATTGGTCGTATTAGGGAACGGTCAAAGCCGAACTATCCTATTTGTTTGTAGATTAACCGTTGCAAGCGCAGCCACAGCCGTTCCAACCACTGTATGTTTGATACGGGCTGCAGGACGGATAGGCAGGGATGGGGCACGGACGCAGCTGATTGATAAGGGTCTGAGTCTGAGCATTGTTCTGCAGAGCAAGCTGAGCAGATTGCAGCTCATCACGCAGAGCCTGAATCGTATTTTGCGTCATCAGGGAGCGAGTGGCATCGCCATCAGCTTTGATAGCATTGACAATGTCACATGTGTTGCGCGCATTCTCATAGCGCACAGCGTCGATGTTACGGTTGGTCTCGCAGCAGCACTGCTGAGCATCAAACCGGGCTTGGGTGATGTTGTTGTTCACATTGTTGAAACCATTGCAGAGAGCGGTGTCAACGCCATGGAACCCTTGTAGCATTGTGGTATTTTGTGCGTAGAATCCGTCACACAGACCGTTTTGAACGCCCTGAATTTGACGCTGCAGGT